CTTCCGGTGACCCATGGCCGCGCAATATTGCGCGTCATCTAGACTCCCCCTAGTCTAGGCTCCGCACAAATTGCTCGCAATTCGGGATTTTTTGTAGCTTGTCCAACAACCATCTTTCCGACTTCAAAAGCCAACACGGATCGTTGAATTCGAATTCGGTATGGTAAGTGTTGTAATAATCAGTCCAGCTACTATGGACCTTCTCTATGCAAGGAAAGGGATGGTGCCCCAAGTCAATGTTAGAGAAAAGCTCCTCAATTTCCTTCTGTTCTTTAACAGTAATGCCATACAGCTTATGCACCAATTGCCTAGTCCCCTCGCCCGGTTCTTCGTAGGGGGGCAATTTGGATTGTGTAGCAGCCCTCAGTTTAGCCCGCTCCCATTGGTCAAGATTGGCGAAAATCCGCTCCGGAATATTGACAGACTCTGTCAATTCCAGAATTCGCCGGCCTAAAACGTCTAGGATGGGGCAACCAAGGTACTGGTATACTAATGAATAGCCTTTGGCTCGCAACAACATCATTGCGGTTTGATCATTACATCTCACGTATTTTTTGTTAGTCCAGCCAACCCTAGCCAGGACTTCAAGCGGATCGGTGACAACCTTCAAATCGGTCATATCATAAACTTGACCACAGAAGGATGCCTCAGATAAAATGCGTGTTGTACCTATCTTGATAGTGAACCCAAGATCCTTAAACTGTTCTGCTGTGGGAGCTGCTGATCTCGGAGAGACACGAAAAAGACCATCGTCACCTTCGACGAAGCCAACACTAGTGCCTCCATTCTCCGAAACCAGGAACTTGAACAACATTAAATTCGAGAATCCATTAGATAGGGATGTATCCATCTCACCACTCATACGTGTAGCTGCGATGTTAATAAGGAAATTTTTATACTGGAGATGGTTCACGCCACCCACGACATCCTCATATATGGGGAGCCATGTTGTCTCATAGGATGTACCCTTAAGACAGTGGCGGAACAAATGGAACTGCGTAACTTCCATTATCTCCTTTATGAAATGAGCTTCAAATGCGGTGTAATCTGTGAAAATATAGTCATCATCCTCGCCAGAAGAAAGCAGTGTATCCCGGATGACAAGCGGCCTTTCCGGGACGGGGACTTTCTTAATAAAATCAGGCTTGGAAAATAACCTATCGGACACAGCCTGTACAACCGGCCCAAAATAACACTTGGCCTGATCACACCGACTATTTATACTTCTAGGATATTTATATTCAGGATAGGTCTCATCTTTGATAAAACTCTTGACCCAACTGAACAATCTTTGGCAGGGTTGTCTATTACATTTATTCCATTGCTTCGTTAACTCATCTTTTCGAGACTGCGGGTAAGGAGTGGCTTCCAACCACTCCTCAAATGAGGGAATATCTGCTTCGGTCAAAGAATCCAAATTCTTAGACAACCATATACGTACAAAACGAGAGAATCTTCGGATGAACCGGCGTTTAGCCTTAGGTGGTTCATATGCGAATCTTTTGACAGCACCAGCAACAGCACTAGGCGGATGGCTTGGG